ATTTACAAGAAGGCCTAAAAGAAACTGTTAAGGCAGTTGCTGAAGAATTACAAGTAAAACCCAGTGTCATTAACAAAGCAATTAAAATCGCACACAAAGGCGATTGGCAGGCTTACAATGAAGATTGGGAAGAAATTGAAGCTATTTTGGATATTACAAAACGTATCTAAGTATAGTATAATATATAGGTGCGGCAGGCCATAATCTGCCATATTAGGTATTTGCGAGCCGTAAATCGCATGGAGAGAAAAATTTATGTCTTATGTAGACGCTTGGTTTGACCGCGATAATGATATTATTCGTGTTGTTGAACGCAACAAAAAAGGCGAAAGAGAATTTAGAGATATTCCAGTTCGTCACACATTATATGTTAAAGACCCTAAGGGCAAACATATTTCAATCTACGGCGAAGCAGTAAGCCGTATCGTTTGTAAAAATACAAAAGAACTACGTAAAGAAATGGCCATTAATAGTGGCAAAACTCTATACGAAGCAGACATCAATCCAATCTTTGTTACACTAAGTGAAAATTATCTCAATCAAGATGCGCCTAAACTAAATGCTGCATTTTTCGATATTGAGGTAGACTTTGACCCCGAGCGTGGTTACGCAAGTCCAGATGATGCTTTCATGCCAATCACTGCTATTGCAGTTCACCTACAATGGTTAGACACTATGGTATGTTTGGCTATTCCGCCAAAAGGTGTTAGCATGGAAGATGCTAAGGAAATGGTTAAAGACTTTCCAAACACAATGTTGTTTGACAACGAAGCGGATTTGCTCATAGCATTTTTAGACCTAATACAAGAAGCAGATGTATTATCAGGTTGGAACAGTGAAGGCTTTGATATTCCATATACTGTTAATCGTGTTACCAAAGTCCTTAGCAAAGAAGATACAAGACGTTTTTGTTTGTTTGATCAATTTCCTCGTAAACGTGAATATGAAAAATTTGGTCGTACTGCTACAACTTATGACTTAATCGGTCGTGTTCACGTAGACTATCTTGAACTTTATAGAAAGTACACATATGAAGAAAGACACTCCTATCGATTGGATGCCATCGCGGAATACGAACTTGGCGAAAGAAAGACTCAATATGAAGGAACTTTGGACCAACTCTACAACAACGATTTTAAAACGTTCGTCGAATACAACAGACAAGACTGTGCGCTATTGGACAGACTTGATAAGAAACTAAAGTTCTTAGACCTAGCCAACACACTGGCACACGAAAACACAGTATTGTTACAAACAACAATGGGTGCTGTTGCTGTGACAGAACAGGCCATTATTAACGAAGCACATCGTAGAGGATTTGTTGTACCAAATCGTCCAAAGATGAGCGAACGTGAAGATACTGCGGCCGCCGGTGCTTACGTTGCATATCCTAAAGAAGGTATTCAAGACTGGGTAGGATCATTAGATATTAACAGTCTTTATCCAAGTGCCATTCGTGCGCTTAACATGGGTCCTGAAACTATTGTTGGTCAGCTACGTCAAACACTGACTGAAGATTTCTTGCAAAACCAAATGGCAAAAGGCAAGAGCTTTGCGGCAGCGTGGGAAGGTGTATTTGGATCATTAGAGTACACAGCAGTAATGAATCAAGAAATTGGAACTGACATTACCATTGACTGGGAAGATGGAACTAGTGATGTTGTTAGTGCCGCCGAAGTCTATAGATTGATTTTTGAAAGCAATCAGCCCTGGATGCTTTCAGCAAATGGCACTATCTTCACTTATGAAAAGGAAGGAATTATTCCAGGGCTACTAAAACGTTGGTATGCAGAACGTAAAGAAATGCAGGCCAAGTTAAAGGAGGCTATAAATGCTGGTAACAAAATTGAAGAAGAGTATTGGGACAAGAGACAGTTGGTTAAGAAGATTAACCTTAACTCGCTCTATGGCGCCATTCTTAATCCTGGCTGTCGCTTTTTTGATAAACGTATCGGCCAATCTACAACTCTTACAGGGCGACAGATCGCAAAGCATATGGCTGGAAAAGTCAATGAGATTGTTGCGGGAGAATATAACCACGTGGGTAAAGCAATCATCTACGGAGACACCGATTCCTGTTATTTCTCTGCTTATAAGACCCTAAAGAAAGAAATTGATGCAGGTCATATACCTTGGACTAAAGAAACTGTAGTTCAACTCTATGACCAAATTGGCGAAGAAGTAAACACAACATTTCCACAGTTTATGTTAGATGCATTCCATGTACCGAAAACACGCGGTGAAGTTATTAAAGCAGGCCGTGAAATTGTTGGTTCTAAGAGTTTGTTTATTACTAAGAAGCGTTATGCTGTTCTTTACTATGACAAAGAAGGCAAACGTGCAGACGTCGATGGCAAACCAGGCAAGATTAAGGCCATGGGTCTAGATCTTAAACGTAGTGATACACCTGAATTTATTCAAAACTTCTTAAGCGATGTCCTTGAAATGGTGTTAACTGGTGCTACAGAAGAACAAGTATTAGAACACATTACACATTTCCGTACAGCGTTTAAAGCTCGTCCTGGTTGGGAAAAAGGAAGTCCTAAGAGAGCAAATAACATTACTGAATATGAAGCTAAAGAAAAGAAAGCTGGTAAAGCCAATATGCCAGGACATGTCCGTGCAAGTATCAATTGGAATACTTTGAAGCGTATGTACAACGACAAGTACTCGATGAATATTACAGACGGTGCTAAAGTTATTGTATGTAAACTAAAACAAAATCCTTTAGGATTTACTAGTGTTGCATATCCAGTAGATGAATTGCGTTTGCCACAGTGGTTCAAAGATTTACCTTTTGACCATGATGAAATGGAAGCAACTATTATTGATAACAAACTATCCAACCTTATTGGCGTATTGAACTGGGATATTAAATCAACTGAGGAGAAGAACACGTTTAACAGCCTGTTCGAATTTTAATATGAAATTTATAATTGCTGGTTACGGATTTGTTGGTAAAGCAGTTGCTAATGCATTAAAAGATCAGCACGAAATTGTTATACACGATCCGCAGTATACAGATTTTAAAATTATTGATCACCACGATGCAGATGGCATCATTGTATGTGTTCCTACTCCTACAACAGAATATGGAATTTGCGATGCCAGCATAATAGCCGAAGTATTAGATTATGTCCCGGTGTTTATGCCTATTCTTATTAAGAGTACCGTGACACCTGGTATTGTAGAAGGCTTCAAAGAAATATATCCAGATCATAGTATTTGTTACAGTCCAGAATTCCTAAGAGCCAATACAGCTGACAAAGATTTCTTAAATCAAAAATATGTTGTAATAGGTGGAGAGGATCCAGAATGTTTCTGGCAGGATCTATTTCAAAATACATTGCCAAACTGTAAAATGATTTTAAACTGTACCGAAGAAGAGGCTTGTTTAGTCAAGTATAGTGTAAACAGTTTTTTAGCATTAAAAGCCAGCTTCTTCAATCAAGTCTATGACTTATGCGAAAAGACAGGCATGTCTTTTGAAACAGTTAGACATATTATATCACAAGATAATAGAATTGGTTCAGGGCATACACTAGTACCTGGTCCAGATGGATACCGTGGCTGGGGAGGACATTGTTTTCCTAAAGACACACAAGCATTTATTCGATGGGCTAACACTATAGGTGCGCCAATTAGTTTGGTTGAATCAGCAGTCGAATATAACAAAAAAGTAAGAAATGAGCCTTGACTTTTACAAAAAACCTAAATATAATCACTAAACATGGAGAATCATATGAAAGATATTTTACAAGACTTGGTAGCACACACTCATAGCCTAGGATTTATTCCTTTGGTTAAAGTTAGTTCTACTGAACAAGCTACTGAAATCGAAGCTATGGCTGAAGACCGTTCAGTTATTGTTAATGCAAAAACAAAAACACCAGTCGATGAATTTACAGGTGTGTTTGGTATGCCAAACCTAAATAAACTAGACATTCATCTTAAGTGTCCGGAATATAAAGAAAACGCTAAGATTAGTGTTACTAAAGCACAGCGTAACGGAGAAGAAATTCCTACAGGCTTACACTTTGAAAATAAAGACGGTGACTTTGAAAACGACTATCGTTTTATGAATACAGAAATTATTAACGAAA